TCAGAGGCTGGAGATGACAATAAAGAGGGTCTTGAGGCTTTAGATGATGTAACTGGTGGTTACGTTAGTAGGGTAAAAGATTTATCTTCAAAGTTTAAGGGTGTAGCTCTTGGTGCTAAAAACTTTATAAAAACTTTAAGGGGTGTTAAAGGAGCTTTACTAGCGACTGGTATCGGTGCGGTAGTAGTAGCTTTAGGTGCTATAGTTTATTACTGGGATGAAATTACAACGTTTTTAAAGGGTGGAGAAATAAGCCTACAAGAACAAGCAGACAGTATAAGAGAGAGTTTAGGTTTATTAGACGATCAAATAGTTTTGCTTAATTTACAAATCCAGCTACTAGACGAACAAGGACTTAGTAGTAAAGAGTTGGTAAAAGAAAAAAGAAAGTTAATAGTATTACAACAAGAGGAGAATAGATTACTTCTAGAGAAATTAAAACAACAGCTAAAGTCTGAGACTGAACAAGTAAGAGAGTTAAGTCTGTTAGATAAAATAAAGGTTAAAGTTGTAGAGATTACTAACGCTTATGGAGGAGCTGCAATAGCAAGAGCTAAAGCGATGGCTGGTACTGAGGAGGAGCAGAAAAGGTTAAAAGATCTAGAGGATCAAATACAAAAGGCTAAAGAAAGAAGTTTAGCTTTAGACTTATCGTTACTTAAATTAGACAAAGAGGTAGTCGAATCAAGAAAGAAAAGAGCAGATGATACTTTAAAATTAGAGCAACAAAAAGCAAATGATTTAGAAAAAATTAGAAAAGGCGAGATAGACACACAAGCAGAAAGACGAGCAGAAGAAAAGAGAGCTATCGAACAACAGTATAAAGAGTTAATAGATTTAGCTGTTTTATATGAGGAGAATACAGTAGAGTTAGAGAATGCAAGACGAACTAAACTACAAGAACTACAAGATAAGTTTGATAAAGAAGACGAAGACGCAAGACAAGCAGCTCTAGACAAAAAAACAAAAGATGAGCAAGAGGCTGCTGATGAAAGAGAAAGAATAGCGGATTTAGAATTTCAAGCTAAGCAAACATCAGCTATGGGTTATGCTAGTGCGTTGTCTGAAGTGGCTGGAGTAATAGGAGAAGAAACTGCGGCTGGTAAAGCGATGGCGGCAGCCTCGTCATTGATTAACACATATGCAGCTATTACTGGGCAGTTAAGAGCGTTTTCTGGCTACTCGATTCCAGGCTATGCTATTGCTCAAGCGATTGCAACTGGAGCGGTAGGGTTTGCTAACGTTAAAAAAATATTGTCTACTAAAGTGCCTGGATCTTCTGGAGGCGGTGCGTCTGCTGTTGGTGGAGTTGGTGCGATACAGCCTAGTTTTAATATAGTGGGTGCAAGTCCTACAAATCAATTAGCGGAGGCAATAGGGGAGCAAGACCAACAACCAATACAAGCCTATGTAGTAACAAATGACGTAACGTCAGCACAAAGTTTAGAAAATAATATTGTACAAGGAGCAACACTTGGAGGATAAAACCAAAATTTAAAATTAATACGTTATAATAGTATGAGAATTATAGAACTAGTAATAGAAGAAGAGGATGATAGCTTATTTGCTGGGATTGACGCTATAAGTATAGTAGAATATCCAGCAATAGAAGAGAATTTTGTCGCTCTTAATAAACAAAAAGAGTATAAACTAGCAGAGGTAGACGCTGACAAGAAGTTATTGACTGGTGCTTTATTAGTGCCTAATAAAATGATATACCGAAAGGATGGCGATGACGAATATTACATACATTTCTCTAAAGAAACTGTACGTAAAGCGTCTGAAATGTTTTTAATTTACGGAAATCAAAATAATTCTACGTTTGAGCATAGGTTTGAGCTGTCTGGTCTTAGTTTAGTTGAAAGCTGGATTGTAGAAGACGAGGTAAAAGACAAAAGCCAAGTTTACGATATGGATTTACCTATAGGCACTTGGGTAGGTACAATGAAAGTTAATAATGATGAGGTTTGGGATGAGTATGTAAAAAGCGGAAAGGTAAAAGGCTTTAGTATAGAGGGTTATTTTGTTGAAAAGTCAAAGAGAGAAGAGCTAAAGAAAGAGGTAGAGGCTGGATTAGAGTTGCTAAAAATTAAAGAAATGATTTTAGAGCAAGAGATGCGTTTAGAATCTTACAACGACTACCCACAAAGTGCTACTAACAATGCTAAGAGAGCTTTAAAATGGGTAGAAAAAAATGGCTGGGGATCTTGCGGCGAGGCAACTGGAAAAAAAAGAGCCAACCAAATCGCAAACAGAGAGCCTTTAAGTAGAGACACGATTTCTAGGATGGCATCATTTAAAAGACACCAACAACATAAAGACGTGCCTTACTCAGAGGGATGCGGAGGCTTGATGTGGGATGCTTGGGGTGGAACGTCTGGCGTTGAATGGGCAATAAATAAACTTAAAAAACTAGATAATGAATAGAGATTATAAAACACCTAGTTATACTAGTCCAAAAAACAGTAAGCGAGGATGCTTATGCAAAGACACAAACACATATAGCGTAGAATGCTGTGACGGTAGCTTGTGGGCGCAAGGAATAGGAAGTACTGGAAGAGCTTATAATTCACTACTACAAGAAAATAGATCTTATTTATTACAAGAGAATAATAGCAAAATAACTTTATAATGGCAGATAAAAGAATATCAGACTTAACAGATGTAACATCAGCAAATATAACTGGTGCAGAAGAGATTGCAATAGTGCAAACGTCAGAAACAAAAAAGACAAGTTTAGTAGACGTGCAGCATTATGTAGTAAATCACTTAGAGCCTACTGCAATTACAGTAAGTGTATCTGGCGGTACTATTGATTTAAACGATTCAGCGTATGACGAAGCTGAGCTTATAGTTTTAAGTTGGAGCGGTGGAAACGGAACAGTAGAATTAACTTTACCAGATGCAACTGCTACTAAAAATCTCAATAGAGTAAAAAGAATTATATCAGACAGTACATTTAGTGCAGCTAAACACGCAGACGTTACACCTAAGTCTGGACAAAATTTAGATGGAGCATCTAGTGCTTACAGAATTAATAAATCGTATGAGGGTATACAGATCTGGTGTAACGGTACGGAATGGTTTATAATACAGAAAAAGGCTAGTTAAAAAACCCAATAAATTAAAAGAAACGTTATATTATTATAAATCTAGTTATGACTACACAAGAAAGAATTTTTAAACAGCTATCTAAGAATAGCAAAAAGAAGCTAAGTAAACAGAAAAAAGTAGATTTAGCTGGTGTTCAAGATTTAGAAATTAGAACTAATGGAGCTGAGTCAGACTTTAAAGTGTTTGATGATATGTTAGCTGATTGGGTTAGTAGATATATAGATTTACAAAATGAAGTTAGTGGATTAATCAATATGGCAGATATTTATTCAAATAGTGTTTCAGATTTAGAATATTCTTTAGATGAATTTGGCAAAAGTGCTGAAGATTTAGGTATTAATCCTTTCCAATTTGATGAATATACTAATGCTACAGCAACAGTAGGTAGTTATCAGAGTAATTTAGACCTTAATAATGAAGTTTTAGAGGTTGCTAAATCAATGAAGCAACTATAATATGACAACTAGAAACACAGTATTTAGTAGATTGTTCGGTAAGCAGTTTAAGTCAGAGCTTTCAGCCTCTGATGATATCCAGTCTGCAATAGATGGATTAAACGCTACGGATTTAGATTCTGGATTGACCGAGCTGAAGAATAATGAATCTGAGTTAAAAAGTATAGTGTCTCAAGCTAGAGACGTGTCAAATGCTTTTATATCTAACTTCGATTCTCTAGAGGACAAATTACAAAGTTACATAGACAACAGAGATAAGCTAGAACAAGCGTTAGGGTCTTTTGAGGGGATGGCTAGTGACTTAGGTATAGACGCAGATCAAAGCGATGCATATAGAGATGGACGAGAAAAATTTATAGAGGCTGAGGACAATGCTGCTGCTGTAGTAAGTCTGCAAAACGAACTATACGATTTATACGAATTAGCAAACGAATTAAACAATTAAAAATGAATACAAAAAAAACAGTATTTAGCAAGATAGCTAAGGGGATGCCTAAGAAACAAGTTAAGTTGTCTATAGTAAGTGAAATAGACGATCAGTACGACTGGTTTGAACAATCATATAGCGAGGCTGCTTATGGTGTAGAGTTTATGAAAGAATGGATAGATAAGATTATGGATTTTAACACCGAGCTTTCTATAGCTGTAGATAATTATGTAGTCAATGGAGCAGCATATAGTTTCCAAGATGCTTATACTGATATGAGATCTAAAATAGAAACTTTAGAAGAAAAGGCTAATGATTTAGGTATTAATCCATCTGAGTTAATCAGAGACTATGATGAAATTAAAAATATATTAGGCTCTGCTGAAAGTGTAGATGATGAATTTAGATCATCTTATAAAGAGTTATTAAGACAAGCTAACGAAAGGTTTGGCTTAGCAGATTTTAGTTAATTAATTTATAAATAAATAATCAATATGAAAACAACAGAAATGTTATCAAAAATCAAAGCGTTACTAAACGCTACGATTAATCTAGCTGAGATGAAGTTAGACAACGGTACAGTTTTGGAGGCTGAAAGTTTTGAGGCTGGAGCATCTGTTTTTATTAAAACTGACGATGAAAAGGTAGCGTTACCAATCGGAGAGTACAAGTTGGAGGATGGTCGTTCTCTAATTGTAGAGGAAGAGGGTATTATCGCATCTATCGGAGAGGTTGCAGTAGAAGCAGAAGACGAAGTTATCGAGACTGAAGTGCCAGAAGAAATTGCGCCAGAAGTAGAGGCTATTGTAGAGGCAGTAGTTGAGGTAGTTGCACCAGCAATCGAAGAAGTAAAAGAAGAGTTGAAAAAACTAAAGAAAAAATTCGAAGACGCTGAGAAGAAAGAAGAGAAAAAAGAAGAAGAAGAAAAGACTGCAATGAGCAGAAAGTTTAGACACAGTCCAGAAAGAAACACAAAGAAAAAACAAGAGATTAGATTCTCACAAAATAAACAAACAACTACTCTTGATAGAGTATTAAACATTTTAAAGTAAAATGAGAAGAAAAGTAAATTTAACTGACGTTGATAATTCTCTAAACAGCCTAACAACAACTTATGCTGGAGAATTTGCTGGTAAATATATATCGGCTGCGTTATTGAGCGGAAAAACGTTAAGCGATGGTGCAATCACTATCAAGCCTAACGTAAAGTACAAAGAGGTAATGAAGAAAGTAGATAGCGGTGCATTAATCGCAAACGCTACTTGTGACTTTGATTTAAGTGCAGACGTACTTACATTGACTGAAAGAATTTTACAACCAGAAGAGTTTCAAGTAAACCTACAGTTATGTAAGAAAGATTTCAGAAGTGATTGGGAAGCTGTGGAAATGGGTTATTCGGCATACGATAATATGCCTCCAGCCTTTTCTGATTTCTTAATCGGACACGTTGCTGCTAAAGTTGCTGAAAAGACTGAGCAAACTATTTGGGGTGGAGTAAACGGAAACGCTGGAGAGTTTGACGGATTCACAGTACTTATGGCTGCTGATGGAACTGTAAATGACGCTGCTAATGGTAGCGAAACTGCTTACGGATCTGGAAACATCATTACACTACTAGGAAACGTAGTAGACGCTATTCCTAGCGGAGTTTACGGAAAAGAAGACTTAACTATTTATGTACCTACTGCTGCTTTACAAGCGTATGTACGTGCTTTAGGTGGCTTTGGTGCTTCTGGATTAGGTGCTGCTGGTACAGATAATAAAGGTACACAATGGTATAATCAAGGTAATGCTTTAGCGTTTGAGGGTATTAAAATTCAACACGCTCCTGGTATGCCATCAGATCACATTGTAGCTGGAGAGGCATCTAACCTATTCTTTGGTACTGGTTTATTATCAGATCACAATGAGGTAAAAGTAATCGACACTTCTGACATCTTAGGAGATCAGAACGTAAGAATCGTAATGCGTTTTACTTCTGGTGTACAGTATGGTATCGGTAGTGACTTAGTGCTACAGACACTAGCATAATAATAGAGGTTTAACATATAAGGGGTAGGTTGGAATAGTCTTACCTACCCTTTTTTAATAAAATAATAATATGAGTTGTACATTAACTACTGGTAGAACAGTACCTTGTAAAGATTCGGTAGGTGGCATTAAAGCGGTTTATTTCGCAGACTATGGCACACTAGGAGCTTTAACTGGGATTACTGAAACTGCCTACGAAGTGACTGGGTTTGGTGGATCTCCAAACTTTTTCAAGTTTGAGGTAAAAGGCAATTCTAGTTTAGATCAGACAATTACCGCAAGTAGAGAAAACGGTACTGCATTTTTTGATCAGACGTTAAATCTTACTTTAACAAAACTAGATAAAGATACTTTAGAAGAACTAAGAATTTTAGTAATAGGAAGACCACACGTAATAGTCCAAGACTATAATGATAATTATTTGCTTGTAGGAGCATATCACGGTGCAGACTGTTCTGGTGGAACAATCGTTACTGGAGCTGCTATGGGAGATTTAAGTGGATTCACTTTAACAATGAACGCACAAGAACAATTTCCAGCGTTTTTTGTAACTGAGAGCGTAGTAACTGCTGACACGTCTACTACACAGATTAATCCGTAATTATAATTGGTTTATAAGAAGAGGAGGCGTTTACGCCTCTTTTTTTTTACTAAAAAATTAATTCTTACGTTATATTAGTATGAAGATTATAGGAACAAGCGGAACTAAAACTTTAAAGGTCATACCGAGACAGTATGTAGACGGACAAATAACCGTTAAATTGACAAATGAGACCACAAAAGGCGTAGTGACAATAAATCCAACTGCATCGACAGACCATAACTATATGAGTTTTGATGCGGTATTTGGAACGTTAAAAAAAGATACTTTTTACGTTATGGATGTATGTTTACATAACACAGATACAGTCATATATAAAGACAAAGTATTCTGCACTAGCCAAACGATAAATCAATCGAACAATGATTACTACTCGATAAATAAAGACCAATACGTAACAGACGATAGTTACAACAACGATTACATTTTATTATGACAGATTTAAGAATAGTAAATTTAAGCAGTTACACTACTCCACAAATAAAAGAGTTTAAAAACAAGGAATGGGTAGCTTACGGAGAGGATAACGACTACTACCAGTTTTTGATAGATAGATACAACGGAAGTCCTACAAATAATGCAGCTATAAATGGGATAAGCCAAATGATATTTGGTAGAGGGATAGACGCAACAGACAGCAATAAGAAGCCAAACGAATACGCACAAATGAGGTCGTTATTAAAAGACGCTTGTGTACGTAAACTATGTTATGACTTAAAGTTAATGGGTCAATGTGCTATGCAAGTTATTTACAATAGTAACCATACACAAATAATAGAGATAGCTCATTTCCCAATTGAGACTCTAAGAGCTGGTAAAGCAAACGAAGATGGGGATATTGACTCTTACTATTATATGCCAGATTGGAATGAGGTTAAACCATCAGAAGAGCCAGAAAGATTTTCTGCATTTGGCACTTCTAGCGATGAGATAGAGATATATTGCGTAAAGCCTTATAGAGCTGGATATTATTATTACTCTCCAGTAGACTATCAAGGTGGTTTGCAATACGCAGAGCTTGAAGAGGATATAGCTAACTATCATTTAAACAACATCAAAAACGGACTAGCTCCTAGTATGTTAATCAATTTTAACAACGGTGTGCCAGATGAAGAGCAGAGAAGAGACATAGAAAACAATATTAAACGTAAATATTCTGGATCTAGTAATGCTGGTCGTTTTATACTAAGTTTTAACGATAATAAAGAATCTGGAGCAGAGATAGAAACAGTACAGCTATCGGACGCTCATCAGCAGTATCAGTTTTTGAGCGAGGAGTCACAGTCTAAAGTAATGGTAAGCCATAGAATTATAAGTCCTATGCTATTAGGTATTAAAGATCAAACTGGTTTAGGTAATAATGCAGAAGAGTTAAAGACTGCGTCTATATTAATGGACAATACTGTAATAAGACCGTTCCAAGAGCTACTAATAAATGCTTTTAACGATGTTATAGCTTTCAACGGTATTACATTAGACTTGTATTTTAAAACGTTGCAGCCTCTAGAGTTTGTAGACTTAGAAAATGCTATGACAAAAGAGCAAGTAGAAGAAGAGACTGGGCAGAAACTGTCAAAACAAATAGATGGAAGAACAGCATACGAAACAATAGAAGAGGCTGAGGCAGTAGCTAAAGAGATGGGTTGTAGTGGTTACCACGAACACGAGTTAGATGGCACTACATATTATATGCCTTGTGAAAGTCATAATCTAAAAAAGCCTTGCTGGGATGGTTACGAGCAAATAGGTACTAAAATAAAGGATGGAAAAG